AAATACATTTTCTACAATTGCAGTTGCGCCAGAAGTTAGACCTGTAATTGTTCTTCCAATTAAATCTGTGGTCTCACCAACAGTTCCTATTGCTCTTAATATTTTTTTAGTATCAAATTTACCATCTGATACTCTTAACATTTGTTCTCTAGGATAAATTATGTCTGAATCTAAATTAAATAAAAATCTAAAAAATACTTCGTGTCCTCTTTGAGTACCTTTGGCTCTATAAACTGATCTAATATTTTTAATTAATTTTCTTTTATTTACTTCAGCGTCTAAAGTTTCTGGTAAAGTATTTAAAAACTCATTTCTAAATTTTGTTAAGAAATTAGATATTGCTTTATCAGGATCACGGAAGTTTAATAAGTCTTGTATGTTATTTACAGGATTTGGTTTATAGTTTGATAGAGTTGCTCTAGCTGTTGATATAGAACCTATAATTACTTCGTCTTGTATAAATTTATCTTGTGCTGATATGAATATTCTATTATTAATTAAATCTTCTGATAATATAGTTGCTGTTGCGTTAGATGATTGACCTGTAACTATCTCACCTCTTTGAAATTTTCCATAAACTGAATCTTCTAATAATATCTTATCACCAGAGTCTAGTTGAGTTCTATCTGTATCTAACCTAGAAGCGTCTAATACTAAACTATTTGTTTGAGCAGTTTCAGTTTCTAATTGAATACCGTCTGTTAACTCAATATTCGCAAGAGTAGCCTCTGCGGATTCCATAAACCTATAATACGTTTGAACAAACTCTAAAAACTTAGGGTGATCGTTAAGTACAAACTCAGGTACTTGTTGATTTAGAAGGTTAGTTATTTTTTTAGTAAACTTAGCCATTAGTAACTACTTGTTGTTGTATAACCTACTCCTGCATCAGCAGATCCTCCAACAAAAGTGTCAGCAGTGACTGTGATAGATGAATTGATTGTGTCTATTTCTAGTATTTGATCTCTTACAGGAACAACATCATTTGAAGATGGTATTACTGTTAATTCTATTTTACTTGAAGCTTTGCCTTTAATATTTTCTACACTCAATACACTTAATGAGATGATTGTTATTACACCACTAGCATAGTCAATTGTTCCTTGAGTAGTATTAGCATAAACTCTTGTTGCACCTGAAAAACTATATCGTCTTATATTACCTTCACCGTCATCATCTAAATAAAATACAGTTGTACTATCTCCTGATATTTTAAATCCCGAAGATTCTAATATACCACCAGCAGCAGAGTTGTGTCCAGTATGAGGACTATATAAACTGTTTCTAAAATAGATATTATATTTTGTTGATACAGCTAAAGAAGGTGTAAAGTCTTTTCTAATTTTTAATGTTGTAATATTTGACAATATAGATGAATCAGTAGTATCAATCAAACCTGTAATTTTTGAATATCTAAAAACACCATCAAATTGTGTAAGTGTGTTTGTGTTGTAATTAGTTAATGTTGTTAGTATTTCTGATTTTAAAGTATCTGCAGTTTTATTAGCACTGTTCTCATCAAATTTAACATTTGTTGTAATTATAATACTTGTAGTTTCTGGATCAACAATTTCCGGTCTAACCGCAGCAACATTATATTTTTTTAATTGAGTTACAATATCTGCTTTAGTAAAATTTGTTAATGTAGAACCTGATGCTGCTTTAATCGCAATTTTAACAACTCCATACACAGGTGTTTCATCATCTTCTCCACCCCAAGCAGAAACTGATTGAGCATTAGGATAAATTGCTTGTACAATTGTTTCATAATCAGCTGTAGTTACAGCTCTGTCTTGTGCTGAATATTGTAGTGGCGCATTATATCTAATTGATTCTTTTGATTGAGCTTCTGATCCACCTTGAGCACTTGTTACACTTGTTATAGTAACATCTGAGTAACCACCAACATTACCTGTTAATGTAAATGAACTTGCTCCATTTGCTTCGTCTCTATTAGTTACAATATATTCTAAAGTAACAATATTACCATCTATTAATTTTTTACCTAATACACCATCACCAAAATAAGCTTCAAATTTACCATCTTCAGTTTCTTGTAAAAAATAAACTTTTGATGTAGATGATAAACTAGTTATTCCAGTTGCTACTTTGTATGTGCTAGTTGTAGTATCACTAGCTGAATTTTGTACTGAAACTTTTAGTGTTGTAGTATCTGCACTAACACTTGGTATAAGAAATCTTTGGTCAACATCTGTACTATCAACTGTATATTTAAATGAAACTAACGTACCTTCATAAAGAGATATGTTTGAAAATTTATAAATTCCATTAACAGGTGCTAGTGTGTGTGTTGCGTTTGTTACAAACTGATAAGTTTCTCCATCAACTGTAGTTGTAAATGCTGTACCTTTTGCCATTGAAATTGCGGCAACACTTGTTGGAATATTATTCATTAATATATCAACTGATGCTACAGGTGATTTTGGTGACGTTGGAGTATAACCCAACATCTTTGCTAATGAAACAATATTTTTTCTAATATCAGCACTGTCTAGGTACATTTCATTTGCTAACATATTAGCATTGAAACCTAGATAATGAGTATTGTAAGCTAGTAAGTCTAATAGGACAGCAAAACCAGAACCTTCAAAGTCATAATCTTGGAACTCTGATTGATCTTGTAAAAATGATTTTAAATTTGATTTTATATCATCAAAGTCAAATTGTGAAACTTCTAATTTATTGCTTGCCATGTTATCTTAATCTTTCTAAAAATGTTTCTACTGTAACTGGGTTTTGTATTCCTATAACATAAAATCTAATTTCAAGTCTATATGCATTTCTGTCAATATCAGGATCAGCCAAAATTTGTGTTATCTTTGCTCTTGGCTCAAAGTTATTTAAAACTTCTTCTATCTTTCTTTGTAAGTTAAGAGCAGTCAATGGTGTCATTGGCTCAAATAATAATGCTCTTACGTTACCACCAATCTCTGGGTGAAACGGTCTTTCAAAGTGATTAGTGTTAATCAAGTTTCTAACACTTCTTTTTACAGCTTCTACATCTGTTAACCTATTAACATCATTAGTAACAACGTTACGACCAAAGTCTAGGTCTAAATCTTTGTAAATTCTAGTAGCTCGTTTACTATTGTTAATTGCACTTGTATTGGCCATACCAATATTTATACATGATTAACCAGCGTTTACGTTAGAACTTCCAGTTAACATAATACCTAAATCTGCTGAATCTCCTACTCTTCCGACAGGTATACCTTGTATTCTTACCGTGGCAGAACCTCTATTAAGTTTTTGATTGGGGTGAGGAATACACGCAGGAGGTGGACTTGGATTAGTAATGGTATGTGGTGCTACAGGTGTTCCTACAACTGAAGCCAAAATACCATTTACTCTCACAGTAGATTGTAAAGGTATTAGTAATGTAGATATTGTATCACAACCGTGTCCTGTTGCCAAAATATCCCCAAATCTACTTACAGCTGGCATTATTTTCCTTGTGAGTTGTAAACTTTAAACGATCTTTTTTTACTTTTGTTCATTGAACTCTTTTTTACTTTGTTACTTTTGCCTTGTGATGTCTTTTTAGGCAATCTTTCGTGTTTCACAAAACCTTTTGATATTTTTGCCATTATCTACTACTTTGAGCGAGTTTTGCCGCTGCTTTCTTTTTTTCTATTATTATTGCCTGTCTAATTTTTCTACCTACTGGTATTTGAACAGAATCACTAATTTGTTTACCTCGTTTACTGATATATTCAACTCCAATAAATCTATTTTTGAAATCTGACTGTACAGCTTGAACAGCCTTCTTTAAACTCATCGCTTCTTTCTCTTTTTCGTCACCTTCTTCATTCCAAAACTTAAATATTCTCATTTTACTCATTATTTTTATGCTCCATTAAATAAATCTTCATTATTTTTTATTTTTACGCACTTTTCACATCTACAAACTTTACAAATTTCTCTTTGATAAGGTTCTCCCGTAAAACCATCTTCATCTTTAACCGAATACGGCTTACCGCAGTGTGATTCGTGTCCACAATTGTTACAAGTTGTCATACTTCTATTTATATTAAAACTTACAATGTGCTATTGCATGTTTAAGATTCGTTTCTTTTAAATTTTCTTTATTTTCTAACGCCAAATCGCCAATTTTGTCTAAATCTGCCCTAATTTTACACGATTTTATTGAACAAGAACAAACCATGAACAGAATAATTAAAAAACTGACTAATAGCAAGGGTTTTTTTATCATTTTATTTGCTTTTTAACCATTTTATTACTGTACTATATGTTTATTCCTGATATATTAGCTGTATATGATTAATAAAAACAACAAAGGAAAAAACACTATGACAATACAAGATATGAATACGTTTAATAAACAATTATTTAGTATGAGTGTAGAAGAATTAAATACAACTAAAGATTTAATCGCTGATATTATTAAAAACAAAATTAAAAGTGAAATGAAAGTTGGTATGAATGTCAATGTAGTTCAAAAAACTAAAAAGACACCAGGTATTATTACTAAAATAATGAAAGCCAGATGTCTAGTTAAAATAAAAGATATGACTTACAGAGTACCAATGTCTATGTTGGAGGCGGCGTAATGATAAACAAAAATATTAGTAATAACAATATATCAATAGTTAGAAATATCGCATACAAACAGATAGAAAAAATGAGTAAGAATATCAAAGAAGTTATTGAAGTTGATAATAAACTTTTAAGTGTGATTGATATTAATATGAAAAACGCTATTAATAAAATTTTACACGATTACAAATTAAACCAATAAGGAGAAAACACTATGACAACACTATCTAAAAACGCAATGAGTGATATTGAGAAATATAACAAGTTAAGAGAACAAGAGATATTAGATTTAACTAACAAGTATAGATCAGATAAAAAAGAAACATCTGTTGTTAAAGGTATACCGATTGAACTATTAAGTAAATTTAGAACTTACATGAAAGTTATGAAAAAAAATGTTAGATTTAGATACAGAGGTATTACTACAGATTTATATGACAGACCACAATCGTTTTGTCATTTAGCTGGTGCAACAAGTTTCGCAATATATAAAAAATAACAAAAGGAAAAAACACTATGAAAACAAATAAAAAGTTCTACCAATTTATAACAATATTTTTCGCAATACTAGGTACACTAGCAATGGTTACTGCCGCTGGTGCTGTAGAGGCTGACAAATGGTCTTTAGGATTTGCCGCAGTTAGTTTAGGTATCGGAAGTTTTGTACTATCAATAATAACGCAACAACAGTAAGGAAACACTATGACTATGATTACAAAAGAACAAGAAATAATTGTTGAAACTGCTAAGAAGTTAGGCGCCGATGAAACTCAAATAGTTGGTGGTTCTCTTTTCTGTAAAGTTAGTACATCTTCAACTGCTACGAAGATAAAAAACTTTTTAGAAATGGTATTAGATAATACAAAGGTAGACTTATTTCATTTAACAGGTATTGAGTACGCCTACGATTTTATACCAAAAAAATAATTAAGTATTAACAAAAGGATATATAATGATTACAGTTACAGATAAATCAGAAACACTATTAGCTGGTATTGGTAAAATGATTGACGCAATGGTACTAGATTATAGTAAAGGCAATACTAATGAAAGAATGTTTAATGAATACAAAGATGGTTTTAAAACTATTGTTGGCCAGAAGTTTATTAAAGTAACTAATAACAATAGTGTAAAAGCTTTTATCGTTAAACAAGATGATGGTAAGTTTAAAATGGGTGATATACTAAAAGCTGCTAGTTGGAGAGCTCCAGCAAAGAATAGTGCTAGAGGTAATGTACTAGAAGCCGGGTATTCTATTCAATGGACAGGACCACTATATTTGAGAGGATATA